GTATTAGGTGCGTTTCTTTTTTAACCTGAGTATCTACGTCAATTTCATTAAACTTAAAGAAACATCTATCAGAAACGCCATCGTCAACAGGATTTGCTATTGGATCAAATCCACCTTCAAAAAGAAGTTCATTAAAGAAATGAACTCTAATCATTTCTGCTAAGTGCTTTTGGAACTGCTTTACCTTATCGTACAGAGCTGTATCTAATCTATCTGTCATAGATCTATTGCCCCCTCCCATCATCATACCAAGGTGATGAGGCGCAACGCCAAGACCTACTGCAACTCTTTCTTTAAAGTGATTTAGATACTCGCTAGCATCAAGTGCTGTGTTATTTGCCCCTATTACGTCAACATCATGTCTGTACGGAAGTATTAATCCACCTTCAGATCTCATGTTTTCTATTTGAGCAGCTGCGTCATCTATCTCTTCTGGCTCTGCTGGTTGCTCGGCAGTGCCGACCTTGTACTTATACAAGGGAAATAATTCTCTGTGAACAAGGTTTTGAATATCTTCTTCTAATTGTCTTAAGGCAACGACGTCATCTAAAACTGAGCTTAAGAACGGAGTGCCAAATGCACGACCTGTTTTTCTATCAAAATGAAGATGTATGACTCTTTCAGCCGACCAAACAGGATCTCTGTCAGTAGGAGAATATGTCATGGGATCAGTCTGTTGCTGATAAGACTTAGGTCTATTAAACTTATCTCTAAGTATTCTTACTTGCTCAGTTGGAATTAAATAATATCCAATAACTGGTTGAGTTGAATTAACTGGAGTTAGAGATGAAGGGAAATACTCAGACATGTCCCCTCTTGCTTTTACAATAAAAACATTAGAGAATTTAACTAAGTGATCTGAAACTTCCATTAGGAAATCTACAAATGGCCTTTTCATTGCCATCTCCATAAAGTCAATTCTTTGATAGAGATAAGAGACTGCTTCTGGATTTTCTCCAGTTATTTTCCAACCTTCTTTCCAGAAAAGCTCTTTATATTTTAAAGTTGCTTGCTTGACATAGGAGTCTGTGTCAACTGCCTGGAGAATTCTATCAAAGTCATAGGGAGATGGCTCAAAGTTACTTCTGCCAGTATAAAAATAGTTAGTCCCCTGATAACCCAGTGCTAGTGCAGCAGGTTTTAGGGCTTTTGATAAGTTTTTAATTTGTTCAGGCTCAATTGCTTTTGCAAAAAAGTCTCCTGATCCATTTTGGCTAAATGGCAGATATTGTCTAATGGCCATTAGAACTCCTTACTTTGATAAAGTAATAGTAGTATAAAAAATAAAATTAGCTAGCAGCAGCTGCGTCAAAAGCTCTCTTTAGAATTAAAGCCTTAACGGACTCCAGCCAAAAAACAGTTTCAGCTTCATTAAAATCACTCTTATAAGAGAGGTTTTGATCGCTGATTAAAATAGTAACAGTAAACTCTTTTGTAGCTTCTGTAGTATTTTCTACGTTATCTTCTGACATCATTTATCCTTTATTTCTTCTTTTGACATCTCCTGAATTTGGAGTGTTAAATGCTTGATTGTTGCGTCTTTTATTATATTTTCGGTTGTTAATTGCGTCAACCTATCTTGAAAAGACTGAATAATTAAGTTTACATCTATATTTTGTTCATTCATATTTACATTATACCATTCTTGCTTCTAGTTGATCTATTTTTAGGGATAGTTCTTGAATTGCTTTAATAATTGGAGAAATAAATTCTATATAACTCAATGTTTGTTCAGAATCTGGATCTTCTGGGTCATGCATTCCCCAACCAGAAAAATCTAGAGCGGTTTTACCCAAATCATCTATAACCTGACGCACCTCTTGCGCAATAAGGCCATAGTGCTTACGTTTTCCTGGAATAATATCATACAACATGTTCTCATTTTCGTCTCTAATAGGATTTTCGTTTTCATCAAGTAAATGTTGTTTTTTTGAAATATTTTTAAAATAAGAAACTGGTCTTAACATGTTAATGAAATTAAGTCCTAAATCTGATGTTTCAATAGAGTTTTTAGACCTTTGATCAGATTGATCCACAATACTTCCAATGTAATAGATATTATCCCAGCGATATACGCCCAGGGTAGGACTGGTAACTACGCTTAAATCATACTGAGCATCGTAGTATGGATAGAAAGATGCGGCCCAACCAGCATACTGTCTATTCTGAAATTTAATCCCATTAACAATCATGGTGGTTGCCGATGCAACACTTATATAGCCAGAGCTAGTTGAGTTGCCGATTAATATAGATCCACCACTTATTGTGCTACCGCTTAATGTTCCGCCAGTTATTGTTGCACTAGAAGAAATGTTTCCGCTAAAATTTCCAGATGAGGCGTTGATTTGCCCTGAAATAGTTGCAGAATTTGCAACTAAGTTGCCACTATTGTCTACCCTAAATCTATATTGGCCCCCATCCCAGCCCATGCCGATGTAAGCATCTGATGTATCCATATATAGATACGATGAATTGGAGCTAGCCCTAAAATACACTGTTCCATCTGACCTTTGAACCCAAGCGTTGTTCCATCCGGTGTTTCCAATTTTAATACCAGAGTAATTACTTGCGCCGTTAATATTATTTCCAAATTGGGTTGTTAGGTCATAACCAGCAGATATTGTTCCGGAGAATGATCCAGAAGTAGCATTTACTGTACCCGTTATACTTGCCGAACTTGCAGTAAGGGCACCAGATGAACTTACTTGAAAAGTTCCACTATTAATATTTATAGACCCACCAGTAATTGTTGATCCAGATACTGTTCCTGTGAATGTTCCACTAGTTGCAGTAATGCTTCCTGTTATACTTAAAGATGACCCATTCCATCTAACGTAACTATTTGCGTCACCAACACTAAAATTTCCGTTTGTATACCAGTAATTATTGCCACCTGTACCTATTGCTAGTCCGGAATTTCCGCCATCTAGTGATTCACTTATTCTAAGAATTTGTGATGCTGTTGAACCATTGACTTCCACTTCATTTGCATTTACTTCAACACTACCGTCTATTGTGACATTAGAGCCAAGAGTTATTCCTACTCCTGGTATATAGTTTATTCCGTCTGTACCTCCAATGCTGGCGGTGCCATCGCCCCTAATAAACCAGCCTTGTGATCCAGAAGATGTATCATAAGTTTTTGATTTAATAATAGTACTTGTAGGATTAGCACCACCTAATACTATTGCAGCTGATTCTATTTCTCCTGCTTTAATTTTGTCTGCGGTTAAGCTAACAATATATTGACTATCAATAAGCGGTGTTGAAAGATCTGTTTTTGCAATAGCTGTCCAGTTACCAGGGTTTCCAGAAGTATCTACTGCCCTAACTCTTCCAAAAAAATTTCTTTGCTCAACATCACCGTTTTCATCAATAAAGCTACCATCCACCTGAACTGCAAATACGCTAGAATTACCTGAACCTGAACGATGGGGTGTAGCTCCACCAACTAATGCATATGGTGGAGTATTTGGGGCAACTATGTCATCTTCTTCATAAAGCTCATATTGATAAGTTGCTAAGTCATTATCTGTTCCATTATTAAATCGAAACAATACGTTAGCAAACGAGGCATGCAGTGTCAGTCCCTGTAATGTGCCTGGAATTGTTGAATCTGTCGGCACAGTAAATCTTACTGTTTCCGAAAATGCAGATAGGACGTTAGTGTCAGGGTCTTTTGCCCTGACAGTTACCACATATTCGCTTCCGTGGATTTAAGTTTGATAAAGTCTGTTTAATTTCTGCCATTACCTTATTCCACCTATCTTAACAAAAGAAATATTTGGATTTATTTCTTCTACATCATATGTTAGCTTATAATTCGGAGAAAATTGATATTTTGTTATTTCTACCGAATTACTAGATGACATAACATTTTTCTCTGATAAAACTTCTATTTCAAATATATACTTAGAGTATTCCAATAATGTATTTGAATATAAAACTTGATTTGATAGTTCTTCACTCGCATGACAGTCTACCGTAGTCCAATCTAATGCAAGATTCTTAGATATAGAATTGTCATCGTAATAAGAAAAAATTCTTATCTTAAACTTTCCATAATTTGGCCCCTTTTTGCCAACGATCCTAAACTTAGGACCGTCAAAAGACCCAAATGCTTTAGCTCCTATGTTTTGTGATTTTCCGTCTATCCAGTCTAAGCCATTATTATAAAAAGCTAACTTATATTCTTTAACAGAATCTTCCATTGCATCATAACTGTATTCTTCTATGTCGCCTGATGCCAAATCAAAATATAACCCTTCAACAGAGGGTATGGCTTCTGGTGCAAGTTTTTGATAATAATCATTACCTTCTATTTCTATAGCTTCTAAATATTTTATATTTGTGGCACCATAATAAACACTATAATATTTTGTGTAACCAGTATCTTTTTCAATTTTTTCTACTGCATTAAAATAAAGGATGTTTCCTACTGCTCTACTTTTAATTGGAGTAAAAAAGCTATTGTCAGCGGAGTCTTCGTAGACAACAATATAAGAATAATCGTCAGTAACTTCTTGAAGAGAAGAATCTATATATTTGTTAACAAATTTATTATCTAAATTAACATATATTTGTTCACCAGCTTCTATGTCATTGTTTAAGTAGTTGAAGTATATTTTTCTTTTTACTGGAATATTAACAAAAGAAGAATAAACTAATTCAGATTCTTGAGCTACAATTATTGAATCCTTAAGAGGTTTAAACCATGACAT